AACGACTTCAGGCAGGCAATCAGCGATTGTCAGCGGATCGTATCGATGCGGCTGGTGCGGCGGATTCATCCGGAGATGTTTAATGTGATTGGCGAGGTGGAACCATGAAAGACTGGCTCGAATACTACGACGCACTTCCTGAAACCGACAGGTTTGCAGTCGCCGCGATTAGGAGGCTGACTGAACTGGATGAGGTGCGGTTCATACAGTATTTGTACTGGAAGTCGAATGGCTCAAAGCTGGGCGACAATTCTGTTTGCCTGTGCGGCAGACCGATGGCCAAGAACAGCATCACGGGGTTATTCGTTGGATGCTGTGATGACTGTATTACTTTTTGACTTTCGCGGCCGTTGAAGATTGACGGATCGATGAATCTTTGTGATGATGTGGGCATCGCCTGAATGCAAGACAGGCAAAAAGAAATCTTCGGGGGTGACCCTGATTTTTGAACCACAGTGTGATGCTTGCATCGTCGCACTGTGGTTTTTTCGTGGAGTGTTTGTGATGGCAGAGATCACGCTTGAAGTGGCTAACAGAGAGATCGAATACGATCCATTGACTGGTCTTGTTCGAAGAAAAGTTATTCGGACTCGCGCAGTTTCCGGGTGGCAGTTGGGAACAGAAGACCACATAAAAGAACATGTCTACCTAAAGATCAGGATCATGGGTAAATTCATATCCATCCATAGGCTTGCGTTTCTTTTGGAAACGGGAGTAATGCCACCAGCCATGGTCGATCATGAAAATGGAAACACGATGGACAATAAGCGTTCGAACCTGCGGCTGGCCACGCCACAGATGAATCAAAGAAACAAGAAATTCCACAAAAACAACACCTCCGGCGCGATGGGTGTTAGCTTAGAGCATGGCAGATACAGGGCAAGAATCAGGGATGATGCCGGGATACTGAATGTAGGTTCGTTCGACACGCTGGAAGAAGCCGCCATCGCACGTAAAGCGGCAGAGATCCACTATGGATACCACCCGAACCACGGAAGGAAATCCTGATGTTTGAGCATCCACTATCTAAGCCTCAGTTTGATTTCCTGTCGTGCAACGCGGACTGGGCGCTCTACGGCGGCAGTGCCGGGTCCGGGAAGACATTTGCATTAACTGTCGATCCGCTTCGTCATACGCAGGGTAAGTTCGCGAACCCAAAGTTCAGAGGAGCAATCTTCCGAAGAACATACCCGACTCTCACGAAATCTGGTGGCCTGCTCGACGGATGCTTGGAGATGTACGGATCGCTCGGCGCAAAGCACAACCACACGAGATCAGAGTTTCTGTTTCCGTGCGGCTCTAAGATTGGCCTGTTTACCTGCCAATTCGCAAAAGACCTTGAAAATTACAAAGGGGCGCAATTTGACTGGCTTGGGTTCGATGAGATCTCTGACTTCCCGTTGAGTTATATTTTATTCCTCTGGTCGCGGTGCAGGTCATCTTCCGGTGTAAAACCAGTGCTTAGGTTTACGGCCAATCCCGATCGTGACTCTTGGCTTTTCCCGTGGGTTAGCCCGTGGCTGGATTTGAAGACAGGTCTTCCGAATCGCGAGCTGTCCGGAGTCATAAAGCACTTCAAATACACAGGTCAAAACATCCAGTGGTTCGATGAGCCACAGTATGCCGTAAGTCCAGAGACGGGGATGAGCGAATGCATCACAACAAGCGGCACATTCGTGCCTGGGTCACTCGCCGACAATCCTCATATCGACATCAAATACCGTCAGCGTCTTGAAGGTCTCGACGAACAAGAGAAGCAACGGTTCCTCTACGGAAACTGGAACGCTTCGAGCAACGTCGATACAGAATGGGACCGCACCTGCTTCAATGACATCTACGTGGATCTGGATGAATTCCCTTCGCCTGAAAATCCAGCGTTCGCAAACACGCCCATCGTCCGCATGTTTGCCGTGGATGCCTCTAAAGGCAAAAAAGAAAAAGAAGGCGACTACTCATCAATCTGCTGTGTCGCCCAATCCACGCAATCAGACATAAAGTACGTTGACGCCGATCTTGCCCGTCGTCCCCCCGGCCAGATCGTCTCTGATCTGTTCCTGTTCTGCGATCAACCGCATCACCGGATCATCAGCGGCGACTTGATCGGGATTGAGACACTGCAATTTCAGGAGTTGTTCCTGGACATGATCTACAGGTACGCCGCAGACAACCCCGCTTACGCGCTCAGCAAGTACCTATCCTCTGGGAACATAATCATCCCGGTAAAAGACACGCTACCGAAGCCACTCAGGATTCGCCGACTCGATCCGTTCATCAAAGGCCACCGTCTGCGATACCTGAACAATCCCGGCACATCGCTACTCGTGCAACAGCTCAGGAACTTCAATGGGATTCAAGAAAAAGGGAAGCACGACGATGGTCCAGACAGTCTGGACATGGCCACACAGTTACCGCGTCATTTAGAGATTTACTGGGAAGAACGGAGAAAAGGGAAATGATAGAGCGGCACGCATCAATGTCAGACAAAGACTGGCTGGAGATAAAACTGGGAGCAAGCGGCGCTTACACTGGCACAAGCGACGATTTCCCAGCACTTGCGGCTGCGATCTGCAAACTGAGAGGTCGTCCGCTTGAATACAGAATGTCAGCAGCGTGGCTGTTGGGATTTTGTCGTGGCGTCATGGAGATGAAGCAATGAGCAGCGTCTGCTCACATACTGTATTAACGAAGGGACTTAAAATGGGTGCGAAGAAGAAACTGAAGTCAGTAATCGAAATTCAGGTGAAAGTAATTCAGGCAGAAAGGCAACAAAATAGACATCTGAATTTTGAACTGGATGCAGAGAAAAAGAAGCACGCACCGTGCAAAGCGGCGGTCACATCACTCAGAAAGAAGCTCGAAGAATCGAAGATTTCATGTGACAAACTGCAATTTACAGTGCAGACGTATCTTCTGGCTGAAAAGAAGCATCCTCTTCGCTGGGCATGGATGAAACCAAATCGTGATGGCCTATGGTGGTACGCTGGATCGGACATCAGCGACCCATCGCCTCGGAGAACGTGGTTCTGGGCATGCTTAGGAGGAAAAGATCTTGAAGAAGTCACCGAAGGTTACTGGTGCCGAGTTTCTGATATTCCTTATGTAAGTCCAGGTTTGGAAATTGAGGAAGAACAATCCAATGAGTAAATCCGGATGCAAGAAATGCCGCAAGAACGACCCGGAATCGCTGATTGACTGGCACATCCAGACACAGTCGTACCTGTGTCACGCCCCATCGCCGGTCATGCCGATGTATTTCGAGACGACCCGTCACTTTGGACAACTGGTACAATTCCTATGGTAACAACGAAGAGATCCGGCATGACGGGAGTCTGCTGGAGAGAGAAGAACAAGAAGTGGCGAGCGTACATCAGGATTCAGAGAGTCCTCATACACCTCGGGTACTTCACGGAACTTGAAGACGCGAAGATCGCCCGTCGAAAAGCGGAGACCAGAAAAAGAGCTGCAGATTGCCAAAACGCCAGAACAACGGTAATCTCCACCCAGGAGATCACTAATGCTGCGCGCGAACAACCGTATCCATGATTACGCATCGGATTTTGAAGTAGAACAGACACGCCTGTCGATCTCGGCAGCGAAACTGGCACACAACATCCTCGAAGAGCTAACCGCAGACTACGGCACTCAGAATAACGGCGATGAACTGCCGCACGGCGGAGAAGAGCCGTACGACGCGAATCTGGGATGCATATCGGTAAACAGCGTCATGGTCCTCGGCGACTCTCTGTCCAGAGTCTGCTGGGGGTCGAACGCGATGAACAACAGAGCGTATTACATCGCCGACACAGGCCACGTCGTCACGGTGAAGCCGAAGACTGACGGGTCATCCGCAGCGGCCGACCGCGTCCAGAAGTTCCTTGAACTTTGGATGAAAGAGAACGATTGGAAGTCACGGCAGTCGGAAGTCAGCCAGCGACTCGACCGTCACGGCGAGGTGTTCGACACGATCGTCTACGACGACGACGGGATTTTGCGAGTGAACTTCGCAGAGCCTACGGATCTCGACGAAGACCCGACATCAGAGTACGCCAACGTGGACCCGGAGACCGAGAAGAAGAAGTACATCGAGCTTCTGGGTGTGCGCCGGACGAACAACCTGCAGTACAAGCCCGTCGCATACCACATCGACGGAAACTGGTACGACGACCTCCGCGTAAAAACGCCGATGGGATCACTCCCCGACCTGCTGCCAGAAGACCGCACGCTGATCCAGCATCGAAAGCGGAACTGCCTCGCAAACGACCCCCGTGGAGTCACGATCTACTGGCCGGTGCGAGAAGAGTTGATCTGGGCCAAGAAACTACTGTCAAATCTGATGCGAACGTCAGGGTTCCAGGCAGCGTTCGGCGCGATCCGCACAATGATGGCTGGATCTGGCGCGGACCAGGTAAAAAGCTGGCTCGGCTCGCAGCAGACAGGCGGCGGAGCCACAGGGCAGAACGAAACTTACGACTTCCCGTCCCCCGCAGTCGTCACCGTACCATCGACGATAAAGTACGAGTTCCCGGAGACAGGTCAGGGAGCCACGAATCACATCGAAGTGCTGACATCACTGCTCCGCGCGTGCGCAGCAGGACTCAGATGCCCGGAATTCATGCTGACCGCAAACGTGAGTGAAGGTAACTTCGCATCGACGCTGGTCAGCGAAGGACCGTTCCACAAGGGAATGACGTTTGAGCAGCACCTCATGGTCCGGGAAGACGAGCGGATTCTGGAGCAGGCAGTCAGGTACGCAGAGACTAAAGGAGATCACGACCTGAAGGAAGGCGACTGGGAAGCGGTCATGCTTGAGATAAAGCCACCGAGAGTGCAGACACGCAACCGGAAGGAAGACTTCGATGTGAACCACGAACTTTTCGACGCTGGACAACTGTCAGGAAAGAGTTGGCTCGCCTCAGAAGGTCGCGACTACGAATCAGAGCAGGCACAGCGCAAATCTGAACTCGCAGCAGAGTTGGATCTGCCTGCAGGCAGCATCCTCGCAAAGCAGCAGACAGACCCCGGACCAATCACAAAGTCGAAAACAGACCCGATGGCCGAAAAAGGAGTTTCCAAGGTAAATTCGAAAACTCGGAAGTAAATCCAGTTGCACAGAGTCGATGAAATCAATACAACTAATCCATATAAGTGAATAAATGTCAAAATGTCATTATGGCAAAAGGACAGAATGATGGGTTGCAAGAAATGTGGAAGTAAGAAAACTGCACCGAGGCCGCAGCCTCCTGCGAAGCCTGCCGACGTGAAAGAATCTAAGTGAGCGTAACCCAGGACACAATTGCATCTGAAGACGCCTTCGAATCAGTTGGTCTTGCCGACGTTGATGCCGAAAAGGGCATCGCCGTTGGAGTGAAGTTGCTCGGTCTTCGGTCGCGTAACAATAGGAACTACGACACACCGGGTGTCCGGAAGACAGCGATCAGGCATTTGTCTGGCTCTCGGGTTTACATCAATCATCCAGCCAAGGCGACCGACAACCGGGACTATCACGACAAGTTCGGCGTTGTTAGTGAAAATGTAGAATACCGCGAAGGCAAAGGCTATTTTGGAACGATTTATTTCAATCCACAGCATGCCGCCGCAAGTCAGTTCGTGTGGGATATCACACACGCCCCGAAAACAATGGGAATGTCAGTAAACGCATCGATCGAGAGTGAAAAGCCTGTAAAAGGCAAGGACTCTGATGTGAATGCGATCGAATCGATCAGGTCAGTGGACGTTGTCACTAATCCGGCTACTACGGATGGTATTTTCGAAGAACACATCGAGGAAGAAGAAGAAATGGCACTGACACTCGAAGAAATCAAAAAGCATCCAGAACTGATCAAGTCAATTCTGGAAGAGCACAATTCTGAAGCCACTGAGCAGGCTGAACTCATCGCTGCGAAGAAGTCCGCGAAAGACCTGCAGGATCGTTTGGATGCCATCGAATCAGAGCGAGCCGCCGAGAAACTGACGGCATCGCTGACGACCGAATTCGCGAAGATCTTCGAGTCTGTTGAGATTGCTCCCGACTTGATGAAAGAGGTTGTTGAGTGCGCCTGCGAAATGGCGGAACCACAACGCAAGAAGTTCGCGGGAGTCATGTCGAAAATGTCTCCGATGTTCATTCAGGTTCCTGATGACGAGGAAGAGGAAGAGACATCTGCGGCACCTGCGAAGGAAGAAGTCGAAGAAAAGACTTACAGTCCTGGCCGAAAAAAGCCAAAGGCTGGATCGAAACTGAATCTCCTGAGTGCAATGGGTCTGAAGTAAACGAACGCATCACGTAAGTTTTGTTTTTGAATTTTCCGGAGTAATGAATCATGCCAAATTGCCTTCACGCGATGCATCAGTATGGGAATGTCCCGTTGCTTTACGCAGACACTCAGCCAATGGAGCTTCCGGCGACTTTGGTGGATATGTGCGAAGGCGACTTCCTCGGTTCGGACACGGCTGACAGTCGCCTCGTTGCAAAACTGATCAGTTTGGATGTAGCATGGGACACGAACCTCGCAACAACCCTGCTGGCCGCGAAGCTCGCGTTTCAGGGCGTGAACCTGGTGCAGGTCGATGACGACTCCTGTGCCACACGTCCGAACACAACGACGATTGCTCGGTATCGTGCAGGCAGCACGTTTACTCGTGCCTACGAGATTGTTGACGCAGCCGGTGCAGCCGCGCCAACGACATGGGTTCGCGGACAAGGATTCACGTTCGCGAAGAATCCAGCGAGCAACGCTCTTGTGGACTCAAAGATCGTGAAGTCCTCTGTGGCCGGAGCGATTGTGTTCCGCGCTGTGAAGGATTCCGGCCCCGACAACGTGGCATACGCGGAAGTCGAATTCGCAGCGTAGTTTAGAAAACTTCACTTCTTTCTGTTCATTCACTGTTCAGTGAAACTTTTGTTGAGAGAAAATCATGGCTAATCGTTTGCTGACAGAGAAAATGCTGAAGGAAGTCAAGAAGCATCCAGTGGAAGCACTGGAGCAGGTTGACATGATCCTTGGCGACCCGAAATCCGGTTACAACTGGAAGGACATCGACTTCGTCGCTTGCCTGGAGCACGACTTCGGCCCGAACTTCCGTGGCGTGATTCAGGGTGCCAAAGACGACGCGATGGAAGCGATCGTCACATCCGGAATCTTCAACAAGATGGCACAGAAAGCCATCCGCTTCGGCCTGATGGAAACTCCGAAAGAGGAGTACATGATCAGCCGACTTGCAGGCACTGGTCCTCCACGCGGCGAGTGTGACGAGTCGTACCGAGACTGGGGTGTATTCAGCGACATGAAGTGGCATGAAGTCGCTGAACTTGTTGCGGCTCCGCTGTACGGTCTGGCCACTGATTACCTCGACCACCCGAACGGACGTCCCGGTGGTCTCGGCATGGCAGTCACACGCGAGGCACTTTGCAAAGATCCAAATGGATTTTTCCTGAAGTCTGTACCGAAGATCAAGGACGCTCACGACGAGAAGCGTGAGAACGATCTGATCGACGCCATGATCGGTTACAACACGGTCTATAACCGTTCTGGCACCGAGTACAACATCTACTATGACGACGGCACCGTGTTCACAGACGGAGCATCAGGTCCGTGGGTGAATTCGAGCCCAACATCGATCGTGTGTCCGGAAGACTTTCAGGTGGTGAAGAACCTGACCTACGACATGGTGGATCTGGTTCATGGACGGCCGAACGGGATGGACACGAACAACCTGGACGTCATTACCAGTGACCTGATGCGAGATCAGATCAATCCATTGCTGAACGCCACGAGTCACGAAAAAGATGTCACCTGCGGAGCCGGTGATTATCATTTCTTGATGACACCAGAAGTGTCGAACGGAATGACATTCAGCCCGATGGCATACAAGCGTTTCGCAGAGCGGATTGTTCTGAGGTACGGGATCACTTTGGCTCAAGCTAAAGACTGGATCTGGATGGGCAAGTTGTCGGAATTCGTGAAGTGGGTTTATCAGGTTCAGCCTGAAGTGCGAAGATGTGCGCTGGGGTCTGATGAGTGCCGCAAGCGGATCGTAGCGATCTACGACAGCTACTCACTCGGCTATGCGTACATTGAAGACCCTCAAAAGGGGATCTTACTCACGAACGGTTACTAAGCGACCGCAGGATAAATTGTTTATGTAAGGGGCGACGTCGAGTAATCGTCGCCGCCCCTTTTTTGTTGATCTTGTAACGAAGGAACAGTCATGGCAGCGTCAGGAAAAATGTGGGCATTCAGAATGCCAGGTGGACCAACCCGCGTCGTGAAGTCGCAGGTCGATCTTTCAGAGCCCAAAGCGAAGGAGATCTATGCAGGATCGTTCAGTCACAACGCAGCCCTGTGTCTCAGGGGTCCGGATAAAGACAAGGACTGGCCACTCTGTAAACTGATCGACGACACGGAGTTCCAGAAGGACTTCTCTCAGCTCGCCAATGTATCGGACCTGACCGGGCTGATGCGAGGCGTCATTGAAGTTGACGCGAAAGGAAAGATGGTCCCTCGTGTCTGGGCACAAGAAAAGAAACTGAAGGGACTCGTCGCGCGTCAGATGGCCGCGAAGAGAGCCGTGAAGAAAGAAACTGTTCCTGCGTAATTGGAGATAGCCGTGGTCGCTGGATGCCTGTCATGCGAAGAACTGGAAACGAAGATCTGTACTCTCGGCGAAGAGATTACGGAATTGAGTTGCACCACGCTCGTAACGAAAGAAGGCGACACGACATTCGACAGGACCGCAGGACTGAAAGCAAAGATCGAAGTCCTGAAAATGTACAAAGATCTGTACAAGGACAAGAAATGCGGCGCACAGTCAGATCTATTTGAGTTCGTGCATGTGCCATGTGTCCAGCCATCGACCTGCGTGGGATCTGGTTGCAGAACCACTGTTCCACGCATCAGAAACATGAGGCGATACAGTGGCCGTTGACCTCACATACGAAGACCCATGCTGTATCGACAGAGTCTGTGGCTGCGACGAGTGGCTCAGTGCGTTTTGTGATTACGAGACCGTCACGCTGGACTCTTGCGGAGTTGAGACGGAATTTGAGTTTGCGAGATCGAGCGGAGTCAGCATCGAGACGGCGAACCCGAACATCGGTATTCATGTGTCAGACAAAGTGTTCCGTATTTCGATGGCGGAGCACGACGTCAACGTCACGACAGGCGCAGTCATTACGGACTCGGAAGGTACAGAATGGCTTGTATATTCCGCGAGGTATCTCAAATCGTTCTGCGTTCAAGTGCTCACAGCGAGATCAATCGCGGCGTGCTTTACGCTACTGGACAACGTGGATATCTTCGAACTGTACCAGTCGAAGGACTGCGACGATTGCGAGAACAAAACGGCAACGAGACGAGTCGGAAAAGTGAAGGGCAGCATTACATCACAGGCTGCGACTTTGACGTCTAGGAATGACAGCAAGGATCTGGTCTACAGTTTCACTGGAGACTTGGTTCGATGGCCACTGAGCGGCCGGCCATCGGCGAATCATCGGCTTAAAACTAAGGAAGGCGTGTTTCGGATCACGAGAGTGAATGACGGCGGGCTACTTGTTCCGTATCGAGTTGGATTGGAGATTGACAGTGCTGACTGCTCGTGTAGTTGACCACCGTGTCAGGATTCAGGAGATGTTGAACGCAAAGATTGGCGATGCATGCGCTGTTGCAGCGGAAGTTCTCGCGGTGGCTTACAGGAGGGCTTTACAGAAAACAGAAGCCCCACCACATTCGAAGCCCGGAGAAATACCACATGCATATTTAGGGTGGAAGCCCGGAGGATTCAGAGTTTTGAATGATAGTGATTCGTCTGAAATAAATAATCCTGGGCAGGTAGCATTTCTTTCTGAGTACATTGACTCATCGCCGACAAAAAAAGGTGACAGCGCGGTCGTCGGTTTCTTACAGGCACCGCACATCGGAGGACGGGACGGGAATTACCTTTTAATATTCGATCAGACAAATCGTCCATGGACTGGACCAGTGTTTGATGATACAAGAGCGGAGATGAAGAAAGAGTTCATCGCGTCATTGAAAGTACCGTTCTAGCGAAGGTAAAAACATGGTCAGGGAATTTACAGAAACTGAAGAGCGTGAGCAGTTAATGGCAAGGGCTTCTATTCAAGGATTTGACACCGAGGCATCCTTGCACACCTTTCAGAAAGCATTTTTGGTGGCGTACCAAGAAGTTGAGAGGAAATGGGAGATAAGAGATAGAAGGTGTGAGATTGAAGGGGTCGTAAAGTGACACGATACATAATTTTCGGAGCAGGAAGTCCCATTGAAGTTGATGCGTATCATCCGGAGATCGCGGAAGCGATAGTTGTGGAAACATTCGGAGTGAAGATCGAAAATTTGGTTTGCGTGAGGAAGTGCGATGTTATGCTGTCTGGAGAGCGCTGTACTTGATGCTCTTCGGGCGCTGACCGCGACTCCGATAAAGTCATCCAATCATTT